TTCTGCATGTGTTGAATTTGCATCATCTGCATTCTCACTATCTCTGTAATATCTTCTCCAATCAGCTAGTGTTAAAAATTTTAATCCTTTAGAAACGAAAGGGCTAGACTCACCACTTACATTTATTGTTGTTATATAAAAATCATCCCAATCTATAGAAGCAAAGTCTGTAGTAATACTAGAACTACCATCTTTTAAAGTATAAAATCTTTGTCCTGCTACAGTTGCTACTGTTGTATTACCATAGAAAGGGTCTGTACTACCACTTACACCTGCACTAAAAAAAGGTAACTGTGGTTCTTGATTAGCTATATCAAATATAGATTTATTAATTGCATCCTTTACAAACTTTTGTAAACCTATTGCAGTTGCAAAGTTTGCAGAAGTTAAAGGTATTTCATTTAGTTCTCTAAGAACTTCATTAGTTAAATCTAAATATGTTGTAGCCATTATTTTTTACCTTTAGCTTTTTTCTGTGCTGTTTTACTCAAGTCTTTAAAATGATAAAGTCTTACACTTGTTTTAGTGTGAGTTTTATTAGAGTGTACTTGTCCATTAGGCATTTTATGCATATTGCCTTTAAACTCAGTACCATCTCTTTTATAATGTTTTACGCCTTTGCCCATTATTAATTAGGTTTAGCCATAGGTATATTATCCATAACTGGACCACCTTCCATGTATTGAATTCTATTCATACCACCTTTTTGCATTGGTTTTTTCTTCATACCCATACCACCATAAGCCATTGGCTCTCTTCTTGCTAAAGCATTACCATCTTTTTTCATCTTGCCACCACCCATCATTTTTTTCTTTGAATGATTCATAATTTTTTCTCCTTAAAATAAAGTGGAGGAGTCCTAAGACTCCCCCGAATTGATATTAGTCAATACCATAGAATGCACTTACTAGAGCTTCTTCTCTAAGTACTTTCGCACCATAGACATGAAGACCTCTAACTATGTCACCAAACGATGTTGGGTCTCTCATCACTTCTGTTGAGAGGATAGTATTAGCAGTTGCAGTTGAGGAAATATGACCAGCTAAACATTTACCAGCAGCATTAGATGTTGCAGCAATATTGTTTGACTTGTACATATCAAATCCTCTTAGTTTTCCACTTGAAACTAAACCATTTCTAATTGAACCTTGACCTGCGTTGAAGTCTACAGATAACAATTTAGAAGATGATTGACCTAAAACCTCGTAGAAGTCAGGACTTCCAACAAACCATCTACCTTCTTCAGGTACATTTTGTTCATCTAAAAGTCTAGCCATTCTAGCCATAAGGTCTAGAGGGTCAGTTTCAGACCCACCACTTCCTAAGTCAGCAGCTCCAGAGCCATCAAAGACTCCTGCTCCTAAATCAGTTGCACTATCAGCACCTAAAATATGATTAGGTGATGAAGCTGAACATCCAGCAAACATAGTTGCAATTACAGCAGCATCATATGAATCTTTCAATGCATATGCAGCAGAGCTTGAAGCAACCTCTTTGAAGTTGACATGTGACATATTAGTTTCAATATCATCTACGATGAATTTGAAAGCTTTAGCACTATCAACAACCAAAGATATTTCTTGGTCTGTTAGTCTAGTTTCAGTTGTATCAGTATTTCTTGTGTAATCAGACACAGAAATAACTGGTTCTTTAATAATCTTTACAGAGTCTCCGAAAGAGGATATCTCACCGGCATAGTCGGTGTTTGTGATAGCTTCTACTACCGAGGCTTTTCTAAAGAAGTTTAAAACCTTTTTAGAGAAAATCGAAGGTAGAAAGAAACTATTAGTTTGTCCACTTACGGAGTTTGCAAAGTTAGCATCGGTATCGGTTGAGGGTTCAAAAAATTGAGCCATGATACTTTCTCCTTTAAGTTATAGTTTATTTAATGATTCTGCCCTCTTGCATAGCATCTGATATTTCCTGTTCGTATTTATCAAACTCTGCCATACTAAGTGCAGCAATCTCCCTTTCTGACCATACTTTCTCCTGCTTTGGTTCAACAGTTGTTGTTTTAGTTGAAACCATATCTGCAGCAGATTTTTTGGTCTGTTTAGAAGATGACTTAGTCTCTTTAGGTAAATCTATACCAAAGTCTTTTTTAAATAAATCTAAAGCACGGGAAGCTAAATCGGCATCATCAGCATTTGAGTATATCCAATCTTGAATAGACTTAGGCTGTTCTTTTGCCCATGCATGAAAGTCATCGCTGTTTCTAATATCTTCAAAATCAGGATGTCTTTCTACTAACCTTTTTTCTGCATCTTGTCGTATTAATTGTTGTTCTCTTTCTTGGAGTTTACTAAGGCGTTCTTCTAGAACTTTTGCTTTAGATTCGCTTTGTAGATGAGCAACAGTTTCTACTACTTCATACACATCAGGATAATCATTCTTAAACTTTTCAAGTTCTTCTTCAGACTTTGGAGCTTTATATTCAGGTTGTTTAACTTGATTTAATAACTCTTCTTCTCTGGATTTAAACTCATTAAGTTTACTATCATAATGTTTTTTTAAATCATCATATCTTTTTTTATAGTCTGGTTTCTTATAAGGTGTATCCTTCTTAGTTTCCAGTTCTTCAGTATTAACACTTCCTTCAGGTTCTACTTCAGTAATGTCATCACTTTTAAAAAGTTTATTTTTTGGTTCTTCAAAAAACATACTATCTGATGATACAAAAGGTTTATCTTCTCCTTTGTGCCAAGGTTTATTTGCGTTATAAGGATTTGGCGTTTCCTCTTTTTGGACTTTATTAGTCATTTTCTATTCTCCTAATCAGGGCTTCGTTTAACAAGGTAGCTGCGATGTCGACTTGCAGGGCTTGTCTTGTAAAGGTCGCCTTTCGGTTTTATTTTGATAGAGTGCCTACGCTAATAGGGTAGCTCTATCGCTTGTTAGCTACGGACATATCTTGACTGTGCAGAAGGGTCGAGCATAGTTTCTCTAATCTTATCTCTAACAGTTGTATCTTCTTCAGGTATATAAGTACCTTCATTAGTTACTTGTTGTCGATTAACATTAGAGTCAATCTCTTCTTCGCCACTATCAAGCATTCCACCCACAGCTACTTGTTGTCTTTTGTCTGCATTAGCTTCAGCATCTTTCATCATACGCATCAATTCATCAGCTCCGATTTCTTCTGTAGCCTTTGCAGTAAAGACAAATTCTCCATCCGATAACCTTGCAGGTATCGAATCAGAGACTCCTGTGCCCGGTCCATCAACAGGACCAGACCCAGCAAATTCTGAAGCAACTTCTAATACTTTATCAAACAGCATTGATAGTTGCTCATCTTGTTCTAATTTTGACATAAGCATATCTTCTTCTTCTTCACTTAATGCTTCATCAACTATAAAATCTAAATAGTTATCTTCCATCTCTTCATCTGGCATCATCTCAGGTTCACCCATAGCCATCATCATTTGGTCATCTAAAGACCCACCTTCTTGAAAAACTCCTCTGCCTTTTAATATATCAGCTTGAGTTATCTTGCCATCTTTGTTTAAGTCTGGAAATTCTTTTGCCATTATTTCTCCTTTGCTCTTCCTATGTTAATAGCAAACCAATCAATAACTTTATAAGCTTTACCTACTAAGTTATCATCAAGGGGTGTAGGTGTTAATGCAGCAATCATTGAACATATTGAAATTATCCAAGGTACTACTCCTACTATTTTCATAATTGTATCTAATAAATCTAACATACTATTTCTCCTCTATCCTATTTATTGCTTCTTTAATTTGTTCCGGTAACTGCTCTAGGAGTCCCACTAAACGAAGTCTCCCCTGCAGCCGGTACATTTCCTGTTCCGATGTTGCCACCACCATTGCCTGTAGGTCCAACATCTTGAGGTTGTTGAGGTGTTCCTTGAAGTCCTCCCATTGGGGGCTGTTGACCATCGGGTTCAATCTCTTCGCCATTTGTTTGTCCAGCATTTTGCATTCCTATTATTTGTGCCATAATAGCTGCTTCTTCAGGGTCATTAAGTATTTCCTCTGGGTCTAAGTCTAAGCTATAAGCAAGTTCACTAACGAGTTTAGAAATCTTAACGAATGGAGCAATAGCAGGACTTTGTGCAGTTTGTAAGAACATTGTCAATCTTTGACTTCTTACTTCTTTTTGCATCAAGCTATTTGTTCCAGTAGCCTTAACTTCTAAATCACCTTTTACATCAAGCTCATCTTCTAAGAACTGCATGTTCCATTGAAAGTATGATTCGCCTAATGGTTTTAATAAAAAGTCATCAAGATTTTTAACAACTGTTTTTATATTTAAACTAGATGCTCCAAGTAACATTGACATACCAGAAGCAGTCCTTGTCATACTTTGAACACCTGTTTGCCCATGTGAGTAACTCGGTATACCTGTTTGTTCATCTGCAAGTTGTCTAAACTTGTCAAACATCATCAAGTTTTCTTGTGATGTATTAGGAAACTTTAATCCATGTATTGCTTGTCCAGGCATTCCTGCTTGTCTTCTAAATATTTTACCCGGATATATCTCCATTGATTGTCCACCAACTAAAGCAGACTCATCAACATCAAATACTAAAGAACCTGACATTGCTAAATTATCAATAGCCATTCTTGCATGACCATTCATAATTTGTTGACTGTCATCCATATTTTCTGCTATTCCTATACCATAAAAGTTATATGGATTTCTTTCATATGGAAAAGCATGATATGGTAATCTGTATGGAGTAAACGGATTAATTACTGCTCTTAGTAATTTAGTTCCACAGACCCATGCATTAATTTGTACTTCATCTAAATCATCTATGGAGTCATCAAGTTCAATACCAACTTGTCTTGCATACTCTGCATCCATAATGCCCCAGTATTCAATAACTTCAAAATTATTATTAACATCTTCATCAGCTCTTCTATCATCTCTTAGTTGAGCTTCATAATCTTTTTCAATATAGTTTGGACCATACTGAATACATTCACGAATAGCATCTTCATCAAAGTATGGCATGTTGCGTAGTTGTCTTAATTCACTACGATTCATTTTGTGTCTATGTATTACATATTCACATTCTTCCATAGTAGTAGCTGAAGGGTCTGGATAAAAATCCCAACAACTTACAAACTCTATTCTAGGAACTCTAACTTCTAATGGACTATAGTTTCTATTACCAGCTTCATCGACATCCCATTTGTGAAGTTTCTTGTTAAAATTAAATGGTCCTTTTACAATCCCTGTACCAAGTAAAGCAGATTCTAAAAGAGCATTTCTTATTTCAGAAGAACCATTAGATTCATCTATTTGGTCATGGATAAGTTTCTCCATTCTCCGTGCAGCTCTTTGTGCAGGATTTAATTCTATTGCTTGTGGATTAGCACTTGCTCCATCTGTTAGTATACCAGCATCTTCTGCTTGGTCTTCTAAACTATCTTCAAAGATTCCGTTGTAAAAAGTTGCACCGGGTTTTAAAGTTCGACCATCACCTTCATAACCAACATCATAAGGACTATCTATTCTATTACCTATATCATCTGGTATAGATGATTCAATGTCAGGTGTTGGATTATTAATATCAAGGTGAGCTATATCTGTTTCGCCTTCTGGCATTTTAGTTTCTGATATACCTATAGGAAACTTACCTGTTCCAAATATAACATCTACTAATTGACCAAAGGCTGCTAAGACTTTTGTTTTAGTAATTTTTACAAAGACTCTAGACTTTTCAGATTCTCTAAACTTAACACCTTTAGAGTATAAACCTCTATAATTTTCGTAAGCTTTTATCCATCTTCTTTCATCAGTATCTCTAGCCATTTCTGCTAAAGAATATCTATCTTTTATAATGCCAATAAGATTTCTTTCTTGGTCTTCTTCTAATGATAAAGTCTTTCCGGCTTCGCCTTCAACATCTTCATAAAGATTATCAGCATTTAAAAATGTATTGTCTTCCATTTAATATCCAAATGTATTGTCTGAAGGATGATATATATCTGATTTAATCCTTAACATTCTATCTTGAGGATGGTCTAATCTTGGTCTACTCATTATCATATATCTAAGTGCATCATATGCGTGGTCAGCAGCTTTCGTATCGACATCCTCTGGATTAGTCTTTGAAAGTGGAATACCTTGTAATTCTTTTATTAGATTTACACAGTTACTAAATATTTGTAACCTTGGTCTTCCTGCTCCTTCTCGCTGTCTTAGATGCTCGTGTATTTGAGTCTTACCAGCTATCCTATTCTTATCAGCTCTTCGTAATTTATGTCCATTATTGACAAGCGTTTCGCCAATAGTAGGACCTGTATATCCCGTTCTTGCCCATGCAGCAGTATCTAACACACCCGGAATAGATTTAATTTCATTCTCTTCCATTTGTGTTATGGTGTCAGCGAGTGCTTCCCCTGTAAGA